CATGATTGGGACGTCGCCGTGACGGTGGCCGGGAGCCCCAATCCCGACACCGTCGAGCTGGTCACCCAAATGCCCATGGTCCTCTCGACCATCGTCTGGGAATTGGAAGGCAAGAACCTCAACGAGATGGTTCGTGGGACCAAGCCGACCCTCGAAGGCGTTGCGGCCTACATCCTTGAACGATTACGCCTGGATTCCCCAGGCTTGGTGTCCGTTACCGTGTCCATCCCATTCCATCAAGTCACCGTGGAGGTATAGATGGCCAAGCTCATCTTCAAATGTGATTGCGGGCGACGGACAACCGAGCCGTTCCTCATCAATGGACAGAAGTTCTGCACAGTGTGCGCCGAAGACCTCGCACCGAAAATCGTCGCCTCACGGACACGCGCCAATTGGGCGTCATTTACCAGCCTCGACCGCTCAGTTCCCATGCGACCAGGGTTCATGAACCGCTATCAGACGGACAAAGATGGCTGAATTCAAGCTCAATCCCTGGGTCAATGTCGGCAATACCGACGGTGGCACGTTCACCGTCAAATCCGATTGGTGGGACACCGGGACAGCGATGACGTCGACTTCGACATTCACCACCACAGGGACCACGGGAACATGGACAACTCCCTGGAACACGTCGTCATCTACGACCTGGACCCTCACGTACGACGAACCACCCAAGAAGCTGACCGCCAAGGTCCGCAAGCGCATCATTCAGGAAGTCATCCTCGACCACCTTCTTCGTCAGGGGTCGTAATGGTCGTGGAATCGGTGTCCCGGTTGTCCTCAGCCCTCGTTGACATCGACGCGCTGGTTCCAAACCCCTGGAACCCGAACAAGATGGACGAGCGCATGTTCCGCAAGGAACTTGCCTCCATTCGCAAGTTCGGCTATATCAACCCCATCATCTGCCGTCCGGTCGGTTCGACCTATCAAATCATCGACGGCGAGCATCGCCAGAAGGCCCTCCGCCAGCTGGGCCATTCCGGGCGTATCCAGGTCACGGTCATCGAGGGATTGAGCGACGCCGACGCCAAGCAGCTGACGGTCGTCCTCAACGAAACCAGGGGTCATGCCGACCCGGCTCGCCTGGGCTCCCTGTTGAAGGACCTGCTCGATACCGAGACGAAGGCCGACCTGCTGGACATCCTGCCGTTCTCCCCGCCCGTCTTCGACAAGCTCGCCGGTCTGGATGACTTCGATTGGCAGGGCGTCACCGAGAACGCGACCAAGGGCTCGACCTGGGTCGAACGGACCTACCGAATGCCCCGCGAAGCCGCCGAGACGCTCGATAACGCACTCGCCAAGGTCACCGAGTCCGAAGGCGATATCCCTGATTGGCAGGCCCTCGAATTCATCGCAGCGGACTTCCTGGCGTAGGCTGCGCCCATCGCTGCTATGCCCCACCCGGGGCCGACGGCCCATGCCTCGATTGCGGCGTGGCGATGTTTTGGGACATTGACGGCTGGGTGACGACACCCCCTGGCCCGGTCATCCTCAACGGGATTCGCTCCGACCGCGAATGGCGTTGGCCGCGAGTACCCGATGTGCGCTTGACCATGCGAAGGAGGAACCGTGGCCCCAAAGATTCCTCCAGCCGAGCTGGAACGTGAGTACGTCACCGGCAAAGTCTCCATCAGGGAGCTGGCTCGTCAACACGACCTAGCTTGGTCGACCGTGGCAGCCCGGGCTCGCCGCGAAAACTGGACAGAAAAAAGGGAGTCCTACAAGGACTCCCTTACTCGTAGGACGTACGAAAAGACGGCCGACAAGTTTGCCCAGGAGCGAGCCGAAATCCACACCGAGTCCGTGATTGCGATGCGTGCCACCGTGCGTGCGTACATCAAGGACCTCAACGATGGAAACATCCGGGTCTCCCCCAAGGACGCCACCGTAGCGGTCAACACCCTGCTCCTCCTTTTGGGTGAGCCCACATCACGAACGGAGAGCAAGATTGTTGAATTCTCCACAGGAGGACTCGAACAAGATGTCCTTCGAAGACTTGCAGAATTTGCTCGGACCCGAGTTATCGAAGGAGCAGTATCAGAGCCTGCTCGACCTGAGCCTCCGGGAATTGGCGAAGGGTGATGTCTTCGCCTTCGGTGAATATGTCCTTGGCCTCGAAGCCTTCCCCCACCACCGAGAGATGGTCGAATTCGTCCTGGGCTGCCTTAGGGACGGAACTAACGGAGTTGTGCTTGAACCACGGGGTCACGCCAAGACCACTTGGGGAAATACGGCGCTGCTCGCATGGCTCGTTGGACGGAACAAAGATATCCGCGTGGGCCTGGTCTCCAATACTGCCAAGCAGGCCAACGACTTCTCGCGAGCTATTCGCTGGACTCTGCAACAGAACGACCGCTACAAGGACATCTTCGGGGATTGCGTCAGTCCGTCGAAGTGGACCGACCTCGAATGGCTTCGCAAGGACTCCATCCACCACGGCTCGAAGGACGTAACCCTCTATTCCGCAGGTGCCGGTGGAGCCATCATTTCGAAGCGTTTCGACGTCATCCTGTGCGACGACATCCTCGATGAGGAAAACACCAACAACATCGACCAGCAGGAGAAGATTGAGACCTGGTTCTGGAAGACCCTGAAGCCCTGCCTCGTCCCTGGTGGGGTCATCGTCATCCTCGGCACCCGCTGGTCCGAAGGCGACCTGTACGAGAAACTCATCACCCCGATTGCCGAGGGCGGCAAGGGCTGGCGGAATATCGTCAAGGCCGCTATCAACGTGGACGAGAACGGCGAAGAGCACGCCCTGTGGCCCTCGATGTGGCCGCTCGAATCACTTCATCAGGAACGTGAGGACATGGGCAGTGACAACTTCGCCTGTTCCTACCTCAACGACATTTCGGGCCTGCGTGAAGGCGTCATCTTCCGGCGTGAATGGTTCCAGTATTTCGATGAACTGGACCCCAACAAGCACTACACCCTGACGATGGGCGTGGACCTGGCCTCATCCGAACGGGAACGAGCCGACTTCACCGCCCGCGCCATCGTGGCTGAGGACGAGGACCACAACCATTACGTCCTGTCGGTCTATCGCACCAAGATTGAGACCGGCCACCGGGAGTTCGTGCTAGATGGAGCGCGTGCCTTCCCGAACATCAGCCAAATCGTCATCGAGAACAACCAGTTCCAGTCCACGCTGGTCCAGGATTTGCTCAATACGACCAATCTGCCCGTCGTTGGACGCAAAGCGGAAGTCGATAAACGCACCAGAGCGCGTTCAGCAGCCGCTCGGTATGAGGCCCACAAGGTCTACCACCACCGCTCCATGAAGGGCGGCGCATTCGAGGTGGAGTTGCTGTCCTTCCCCAAGAGCCACGACGACATGGTGGATGCCCTCGGGCACGCCTTGAACCTGCTCGGCGGAGGAATGGTGTTCGGGAGTTTCGCCGCATGAAAGATGTCGATTTCCGCGATGGCACCAAGTCCGTACCGGACCACGTTGCCGCGATGCTGGAAGGACTGCCCACCCATGTCATCACCTATGAGGAGGGCGTCCGCTACATGAATGAGAACCAGCTGCGGAAGCACCTCGATAAGGTCCAGTCCAAGGTCATCGCTGCCCACTTCCGGGTGAACAAATGAGTAGTGCGCTCGTCTCCTTGGGGAAGGCCCTGCGTCCGCAGACGTCCCCGAAGAAAATCGAAGGCACCGCGATGTCCGCGATTGCCTGGAACGACGGAAGCGGCGGCTCCCGAGCACGCGGCAAGGTCGGGAAGCAGAACTCCCAGCTCTATCGCAATTGGGCGGAGCATTCCGAATGGGTGCGGACCGCCATCAACATTCGGCGCAGCCAGGTGGCAAGCGCGGAGTGGGACATCGTCCCGTTCGATTCGCAGGCGAATGCCTCGATGGACCTCGCGGCGCAGATAAAGCGCACCTTCGACATGCCCAACCCACGCCAGGACTCATTCCGTTCGCTCATTGAGCCGATTGTCGAAGACATCCTCGTGCTCGATGCTGGGTGTATCGAGAAGGTCCGCAGCCTGCGCGGCCAGATTGTCCAGCTCCATCCCGTTGACGGCGCGACCATCAAGGTCAGCGCCTGGTGGGACGGTGAGGACTCCGAGCCGCGCTACTTTTGGTATCCGGATTGGCAGGAGCGAGCCAAGCTTCGTAACAGCGACATGCTCTACATGATGGCTAACCCCCGGACCTACTCGGTGGTTGGTCTGGCTCCCCTCGAAACGCTGAAGATTGCGGTCGATGCGGAGCTTTCGGGCAACGACTACAACCGCCGCCAGGTCGAAAACGCAGCTCCTGATGGCCTGCTCGACCTCGGAGAAGGCGCCAAGGACGAAGACGTCAAGCGATTCCGGTCGTACTGGCTGTCCGAGGTAGCCGGTAAGGGAGCCATGGGGTTCATCGGGAACACCAAGGGCGCCAAGTTCATCCCCTTCCGTCCGAACAACCGGGAGATGCAGTTCCTGGAATGGCAGCAATACCTCACCAGGAAGATTGCCGCCGTGTTCGGGCTCTCGCCCCAGGACCTGGGGCTGACCTTCGACATCAACCGCAGCACCAGCGAAACCCAAGACCAACACACCGAAGACCGTGGGCTGCGGCCATTGATGGGGCTCATCCAGGACTACCTCACCCGAGAAATCGTGTGGGATGAGGGGTTCGGAGGCCCAGGCAACAACCTTGCCTTCCGGTTCACCGCGCTGAACCTGAAGGAGAACAAGGCCAAGGCCGATATCAACAAGCTCGCTCTTGCCGGGGTGCCCTGGAAGACCGTCGATGAGGCTCGTATCGACGACGGACGTTCACCTCTCGGCCAACCATTTGACCGTCTGATGATGGTCGGACCAACCGGCGTCGTATTGCTCGACGACGTGCCGACCGCTCAGGACGTTGTTGATGCCAAGAAGCCCGCTCCCTCGATGTCGACGTCGCCCTCTAAGCCAGGTGCTACCCCGTCGAAATCGCGTAAGAGCATTGACTAGGAGAACCAATGGCAGCCACTCTTTCGCTCAGGGTCTACACCGGGTCCGCCGCTGGAACTGAATCCGGCGTTGTCACCGGTATCGACCTCATCAGCGCCGATAACGCAACCAACTCCCTTGCTAACCGCCAGGCCAACCCCATCACCGTCAACACCAACAGCTACGAGAAGTGGCTGAAGTTGAAGGTGGACACGGCTCCCGCCAACGGCGTGACCAACTTCCTCATCTGGGGCGACGGGGCCGTGATGACCTCGACGACCCTCAACTTTACGGCGGCGTACATCACCGGTACGACTCCGACCACGGCGTCCTCGACCATCGCGGACACGACCTTCGTGAACTTCACGGCGGGCAACAAGGCAACCTGGGACTCGGCTTCGTACTCGGCAACGAATGCCACAACCAGGTACACCGTCTACCAGCTGGCGGTGGCGTCGGATGCAGGACCAGGAAACTGGACGCAAGAAACGGTGAACTTTTCATATGACGAGACGTAGAGGTCGGAAACAATAGTCTTGATGAGGTAGGTCAAGCCTGATACCATGAACGCATGGATGAGGAACTGGCCTACCTCGCAGGCTTCTTCGATGGCGAGGGTTCAATCGCAATCACTCGTAGCAACAATCGCTACACCATGAAGGTCGAGGTCACGCAGCTTGACCCGGCCCCGCTCATTCGATTTCAATCCAGGTTCGGTGGGAGTCTTTTCCGTAAGCCTGACCGGCGTGGGTACCGGTCCATGATTTCTTGGGTCGTCGTAGCCGGTGGTGCAGAGCACATGCTGAACGCATTGCGGCCGTACATGAGCGTGAAGCGCGAACAGGCCGATGTGGCACTGGAATTCCGCGCTCGAATTCTCAACCCCAACCCCGACCGCACCATCGAACTCGCTGAACGAGAACGCCTGTATCAGCTCTGTCGAGATTTGAAGCAGGCCAACTACGATGAAATCGAATTGCCGCCCCCCGCTCCGAAGGAACAGAACCATAAGGGGAAGCGACTCGGATGGGCCAAGCCCAAGCCTCCCAAGAAGACCCGTGTGAAGGTCGCCGTTCCGGTGAAATCCACGGGCTACGATAGGCGGAAGCGGCCCTCGAAGGAGATGCTCGCGGAGGTCTATCGGGATATCGGAATGACCCTGACTGCACAGAACTACGGTGTATCGCGGCAGACCATTTACAACTGGCTGGATGACTACGGCATCCCCAGGAACGGTCGAACCAAGGCATCTGAGCAGCGGAGGCTGGATGCAGTACGACAAACATGGCAGTAATTGCAAGTGCGCGGCTTGTGGACACTGCAAGACCTCCCACCGGGAGCGATGCCGTGTCCACGGCTGCACCTGTCCGTTCTTCTTCTAGGAGGTACCCGTGGCTGATATCAAGTGGGCCATGGTCCGTGTCGCTGGGACACCGGGCCGTTCATGGCATGCACTGAGTCCAAGTGAACTGCGTCGAACGCGATGCGGGCTGGACGCTTCCCTCGGACCGGTCGTCGATACGCTTCCCGCTGGGCGTTCGTGCGAGAGCTGTCTGCGCATCGTAAGCCGGGAGGCGGATGTACCGGAGGTCACCCAGGAGGCCACCTTTCCTATCGAGGCTGAAGTCGAGGCTGAAGACGAAGTAGAGGTTGAAGACGACGAATGAAAACGGTCCTCGTAACCGATGGCAACGGGTTCATCGGGCGATATGTGGTGGAAGAGTTGATTGCGCGGGGCCATGAGGTCGCAGTCCTCGATACGAGGTTCCGCGAACCTGTTCCTGGCGCTCAATTGGTCCTCGGAGACATCCGAGACTCCACCGCCGTCACCGAAGCAGTTGCCCATGCTGACGGGCTCATTCACCTTGCTGGTGTCCTGGGAACACAGGAGACCATCAACAACCCGCGTCCCGCAGCAGAGACCAACATCCTCGGTGGCTTGAACGTCCTCGAAGCATCAGCCCAGTACGACATCCCGATGGTCAACATCGCGGTCGGCAACTACTGGATGAACAACACCTATTCCATCACCAAGAACACGGTCGAGCGGTTCGCCATGATGATGAACAAGTACCGTGGCACGCGCATCACCACCGTCCGTGCATTGAATGCTTACGGTCCCAGGCAGACCGCCGCCGCGCCGTATGGTCCCTCCAAGGTCCGCAAAATCATGCCCTCGTTCATCTGTCGCGCCCTGGAGGGGGAGCCCATCGAAATCTACGGGGATGGGACCCAAATCATGGACATGATTTACGTCGCGGACGTGGCACGGGTGCTGGTCCAGGCGCTGGAGGTCACGGACAAGTCAGGCCCCGTCCTCGATGTCCTGGAAGCAGGGACCGGACGGGAGACGACCGTCAACGAAATTGCGCAGGTTGTGGCTGCACGAGTCGGGACGGATACCAACCAGGCCGTTCAGATTACCCACCTGCCGATGCGCCCAGGCGAAGACGAGAAGTCCATCGTGCTCGGAAACCCGAAGACCCTGGAGCCAATCGGGCTCGATGGGAGCGACTTCGTGCCGCTCGAAGATGGAGTGCTTCACTCGGTGGACTACTTCCTGGGTTACCTGCGGGCCCAGGAGGGGGTCTTTGTTTGACCTTCGACTTGAAGCAACAGCTCTCCCTTCTCAACGCCATGAAGCGCAGGTACGCGACCGAGTGGGCAGATATCCCGCTTGGACCGGAAGGCGATGGGTTCGTCCTCTACAACAACTGGTTCGGGCCGGTCGATGGCGAGATGCTGTATGCCATGATTCGGTCCTCCCGGCCCCGCCGCATCGTCGAGGTCGGTTCGGGCATGAGCACGTTGTGCATGAAGCTGGCGCTCGCCAAGAACACCACGCCCTGTGAGCTGATTTCCATCGACCCGCAGCCGAGGGTCGATATCGAGGGCATCGGCATCACCCCCATGCGCCAGAAAGTCGAAACGGTAGGCCGGGATGTCTTCGACCGGCTAGGCCGAGGAGATGTGCTGTTCATTGATTCGAGCCATATCTTCGCGCCTGGCAACGACATCGACGTCCTCTATCGAGAGATTCTTCCGTCGCTTCGCTCCGGGGTGCTGGTCCAGGTTCACGACATCTTCCTGCCGAACAGCTACCCGGATTCATGGGCCGACCGTGGCTACAACGAGCAGGAGCACCTCCGACAGCTTCTGGACGGACGCTCCTGGCAGGTCATCTGGGCTGCCAACGATGTCCACCGTCGGGCCTCGGAGGAACTCCTGAAGGCGTTCCGGTCCTATCAACCGACCGAGTATCCCGGCAGTCTCTGGATGAGGAGAAGCTGACGTGCAGGTGCCACCGATTGTCAAGGCGAATTTTGACCGGTCCTTTCGTGACTATTGGACGGACCGGCTGCGACAACATCTCGATGACCGCTACAAGGGACGCCAGCTGGCCAAGATGCCGGAAGACCTGCGGACATATCAGCACGTCATCGAGGCGAGCAAGCCGGACGTCATCATCGAACTCGGGTCCGGCTCGGGCGGGTCAGCAGTCTGGTTTGCGGACCAGCTCCAGGTGCTGTGTGGCGGCGGTTCCGTGATTACGGTGGACATCTCGGAACCCCAGCTCCCCCTCGGTGACCCCCGAGTCACCTTCGTCCAGGGAGACCTGGCGGTCGCTTCGGAGCGTGTCCATGCCATTGTTCCACTCGATAAGCGCGTGATGCTGGTTGACGATTCAGCACACACGTATCAGTCGACGATGAACGCGTTGACGCTGTATGCGGACCTGGTGACCCCGGGCTGCTGGTTCGTGGTCGAGGATGGCGTCGTGGACGAATCCATCAGCGTTTGGAACGGCGCAGGCGTTCAGCCCGCTATTCGTGACTTCTTGAACACGGAGAACGGGTCTCGCTTTGAGCAACAGGACCTTGCGCTCTATGGGTTGACAACAGATTTCGGAGGCTGGCTGGAGGCCAAATCGTGAGGGTCCTGGTCACCGGGTCGGCCGGGTTCGTAGGCAAGCACACGGTCACCGCGCTCGAAGCTCGTGGAGATGAGGTCATCCTGTGCGACAAGG